CGTGGTACATAGTCTCGAAAATATACGCGTTCATGAGTCGAGATTCTTCGCAGTCAAAGGGGAGACCGCATAGGATGAATACATCCGCAAGACCTTGAACACCCATACCGATGGGGCGGTGCTTCATGTTGGAACGCCTTGCCGTTTCCACGGGATAAAAGTTGCGATCTATGACCCGATTCAGATTCTTCGTGACCACCTTTGTAGCCTTGTGGAGTGCGTCGTAGTCAAACGTCTTCGTGTCCTTGTTGACGTACTTGGGGAGTGCGATAGACGCGAGGTTACACACGGATGTCTCATCCTTGTCGGTATACTCTAGGATTTCCGTGCATAAGTTGGAACTCTTAATCACACCGAGATTCTTTTGATTCGACTTGGCGTTGCACGCATCCTTGTAAAGCATGTAGGGTGTACCAGTCTCTGTTTGAGACTTGAGAATTGCCTTCCAGACATCGGCAGCGGGAACAGTCGCGTTCGCGAGACCCTCCTCTTCGTACTTGGTATACAGCGCCTCAAACTCCTTGCCATAGACATCCGAAAGGCCCTTAGCCTTGTCGGGACAGAAGAGGGACCAGTTCCCACCTTCTTCGACCCTCTTCATGAATAGATCCGGAATCCACATGGCCGAAAAGAGGTCACGGCACCTGGCTTCCTCGTCACCCTGGTTGAGACGCAGCTCGAGGAAGTCCATGATGTCCGAGTGCCATGGCTCTAGGTACACCGCAATGGACCCCTTGCGACGACCCGCCTGGTTTACATACCGTGCAGTGGCGTTGAACACCCTAAGCATAGGGATGATCCCATCGGATTGACCGTTTGTTCCCCGAATACGGGACTTGTTACCACGAATATTATGGATGTGCATACCGATACCACCTGCCCACTTACTGATCTGAGCACACTCGGTCAAGGTTCCGTAGATGCCATCGATAGAATCATCCTTACCAGCGATGAGGAAGCACGAAGACATCTGGGGTCGGGGTGTACCCGCGTTGAAGAGAGTGGGTGTCGCGTGAATGAACAGACCCCTCGACATCATGTCGTACGTTTCTATGACTGAATTGATATCGTTTCCATGAATACCGATAGCGACACGCATAAACATGTACTGTGGTGTCTCGATGAGTTTACCATCCACGCGCTGAAGATAACTCTTCTCTAGTGTCTTGAGACCAAAGTAGCCAAAGTCAAAGTCTCGGTCGGCATCGATGACACCCTTGACCTGCTGTGCAACCTCTACAACTTCATCGGTGACAACATCAACCTTTTGAAGTTTACGCATCGCGAGATGGAAGTTATTAGGACACACTTTCTGTATATTACTCGCGACGATGCGTGTAGCGAGGATTTCGTAATCAGGGTCTGACGTGATCATACCAACACAGATTTCAGCGGAGAGTGTATCAATTTCTTGGGTTGTGATGTTGTCGTACATAGACGAAAACACCTGCTGCGCAATCTTTGAAGAATCACACTTCTCCGAGAGTCCGTACGTTAAATTCTTGATCCTATTGGTGACGTTGTCAAATTTCATATCCTCAATACGACCTGAGCGTTTAATGACCCTCATATATTTACACTTCCCGTTTTATTTTTAACTTACTTCCTGCACTTCTCAAAATCCTCACTCCTCACGGGAACAGTTCCGAAAGTCTCAAACTTGCGGTTGGATTGAAGGAGGTATGTGTTCACATAGAAGGGACCCTCCTCACCAGCCTTGGCGACGGGGGCATACGAACCGACGAAGCAGGCTGGGGGTTTGCATGGTATTTCCTCGAAAGTTGGGGGCTTGGTGTCATAGACTTCGTTAAAGTCAGCGAAGTTCACCATTTACTATTTACATATAATTTTTTTCGGCGAGTATATTAAATGAGTCATCTCGAAAGTATCCAGGAATGTGAGACTCCTCTGAATACACTCTTTTTTTCGGATTTCAACAAGAATCTTCTCCAGAGGGGTATCCGCCAGGCGTTTAAGAACAAGACTGGTATCGCCATCGACTACCAAAATCCCGACGACCTCTATGGTATCATGCGGATGGTATTCATCAACAACTCTGGTGACCATTACAACCGCGTAAATGAACAAGTCAGAGAGATTAACACTCGCGTCATCGAGACTGCCGTGGGTCAGATTCAGACTGGCGTGTCCCAATACATGGCATACAATCGCGACATCGACACGATCAGCGTTCCCCTGGATCAACCCATGAATACCAGTACTGTGGGGAAGAAGATCGACTTCAATGACAAGATCGGTATCAATTAAAGATTGGCCACCAAGAGAATATAAGTCACGAATGAGTTTAAATTATTACAAGGATGAAACGGAGAAGGTTTGTAAGCTAAAGGGTTGGGATCGCGCCGCTGTTGATACTGTGTGGCTGCTACTCACAGAAGAATTCGGTGAGCTCGCTTCAGCCATTCGCCAGTACAAAAAGACCTACAAAAAGACGAACCTGAAAAAGGAGCGTGGGACGGATGTCATGATGGAAATGGGGGACGTATTCAGTTACCTCTTTCAATTGGCACACATGCTGAATGTGGATCTCGATAAGATGTGGAGTGAACATCGATTTAAAATGAAAGACAAGAAATATAATCTGAAGTAGTAGTAATAACGATGAGTAAGTTTATGCTCGACGATGATGACGCGATCAACGACGTCAACCCATTTGTCGAACATGATTTTTCCCTTCCAGGGGGTGTGCGACAGACGGGTGATTTTAGTGATTTTGTCGAGGTGAGGAAGGGTCCCGGGCTTCCAGCTGATAAAAAGAGCGTTTTCTGTAATACAGGTTTATGTGCGGATGAGAAGAAACCTTGTCGCATTAATAAGGTTGTTCGACCTAAGCGTAACATCGATTACGGGTTTACGCGACCGGAACCCAAAAAGGTAGTGACGGTTGGTGTCTCTAACAAGAGTATCCCATATCTCTGGATCGCCTTGGTGATCCTCATCATTGTCCTAACTCTATTATACGTAAGACGTTGAAAAAGTACGTAAGTCTGGATTCATCCACACATTCGAGAATCGCCTGTGGAACATACTTTTTACACAACTTTACGAGGAATTCCATCTGCCAAGCACTCTCTACGTTTACATAGGGTGGTTGGAACGTTGGGTCAATTATTTTTACAGCATGTGCAATTCGGACATATGTTTTTTCGGGTTGGTCATAAGACATGATTGTCTCGAGACTGAGTTCGTTCATTCGCTGTAGAGCTTCAACCGTCCTTTTAACCATCGTGTCGAGAAACTTTTCATATGGGATAGATCGCTTCGTCGACTGAATATGCGTCCAGTCTCCTAGAGGTTTGGTATTAATATAATCCGTGAATGTATCATACCCCTTTCCTTTCATGTACCGATCATACACGATTTCGACATACGATAGGTCCGATTCCACATCATGAACATACTTTGCCGATTTAACGAAGGATGTCATCTTTTTAAATATAAGCTTTTTTCTTTAAACACCTAAGTAAGTGAAATCCAAACTTAAAAACATGTTCTCTTCAATCGCAAATAACAGTTTTTCGTATCTCCTCACCCTAGATGAGATACGAAAGGGCCTTCCCGACGAAACGAGACCCTCGTGGATAAAGATCACGACAATCACGATGGTTTCAAGTTTTGAACAGGTGATTGATATTAAAAAGCTTCGTGAAGCGTTCGAGCGTGTTGGGTCGTACAAGATGAGACGCCAGGGTATGGATGTGGATGGTTTTGAATGGAAATTGAAACCAACTACATTCTACAATCAGGTCACTCTCACGTACCACGATACGTACAGTACGAAATCAGTAAAGGTATTTCCGAATGGTTCGATACAGGTTGCAGGGTGTTGTGACTTGTTTGACTGTAAACGTATCATCACCCAACTTGTTCAAATTTTCAAAAACTTTTTGGGACTCGACATCAAGGTCTCTTCGGACGCCTTCCGTGTTGTCATGATCAACTCTAATTTCAGTCTCAACTACAACGTCAATCTCATGAAAGTGGCTGATTGGTTTGAAGCATACTCGGACATTTTCAAAGTCTCCTTCGAACCCGACAGGTACTCAGCCGTCAAAATTAAGTTCAAACCTGCACATGACATGAAAGAGATTACGTGTAGCATCTTCAGTACAGGGAAGATTATCATCACGGGTGCTGAGACTCTCAAAGAGATTGCTTTCGCCTACAACATCATCATCAATCACATTAATGAGAGACCCGACATTCGAGTATCGAGGACGGAGGAGACGGATGTCTTTGATATTTACCTGGGATACAAATGTGATCCATTTGTCGAAAAACTTAGAGAGAGGGGGTTCGAGTCTTGGATACAGACGATTACCAATAGACGAATTAATTTCTGATGTAATATTAACAAAATGTCTCAGCGACTTGGTATGGCCGATGGTCGGTGCTTCACCATAAACTCTTCAGCGCAACTCTTCAACAATTATGTCATGAAGCAGAATGGCATCACGTTCGAAGACAACTACTCGTATCGCCAACTTCTCCAAAAGCAGGGTCCCCAGCTCATGTCCAAGGTGCAGGAGCAACAGGGGAAGGCTGACTGCAACAACTGCAACGTGCCCATGCTCAAGATGCCTGATATCTATTAAGTGAGCGAAATCGCGAAAAAAACTTTAAAACCATCCTATAGAATGTCGACATGTGCCATATGTCTCAATGAAGTCAAATCGACGAGGACAAATCCTCCGATTCGTTGTGGACATGTGTTTCATTCCCACTGTCTACAGAGATGGAAGGAACAAGGTAAGAATACATGCCCCACATGTAGAAAAGTGTTTGATGCTTCGCAATTTAAGATTGTTGTCACGATTCAGAACAATTACACAGCAGCTGCAAACTCTGTGTCCTTGAATGAAGAATCTATTTTTGATGTTTTGGACCTTTTTGACATAACCTTCGATGTTGAAAATCAACCAGATCTAGACAGTATTCTTGCGGACCTTGGGGTGGGTCTTTCCGACTTTGATCCCACGGTTCTTGACGCAGAATGAGCTGCAATATGTTTCGTAATTCAGGCCGGGGTAGTTTCTCGAAGCTTTTCGGGGATCCACGATAGCTTTCCCCTTCGCATCCACGAGGAGGGGTCCAGTCGCCCACCCACGTTTGTGACTGAAGACATTAGCTTTGAATACGATACGTTTCCCCACCTTGAATGTACCACCCCTCTTTACACGAGACTCGGGAACTTTAAAGAACTTAGCTACAGAGACCACAGTGTCACCGGGTTTGATCTTATACTCAACCACACTGTGCTGTTTGTAAAAATGAAAGTCACCCTGGCGGATATAGTTCGTGGGTCGACCAGGAGACACGAACATCATGACCTTATAGTACCCCTTCTTACACTTTTCATTCGCTTTGGCCCTGTACACCTTCTTGGGGTTATCCGATACGACGCGATTCGGGAGTCCAGTACAATGTGTGTACGTGTGGTTTCCATTTGAAAGTCCCGACCGATCACCTGGAATGGACTTTTGCCACCTATACGCCTCGTAATCCCCAACCGCATATGCGTAGCAGTTGTTGTTCCCGATACCCTTTTGTGAACCCCACCTCCGATTCGTAAACGTACTTTCAGATCCACTCGGGGGTGGTCCTTTCATATAGAATCACTCGAGAAAAAAATGTCGGTACATAACAAATGATCCAGGAAGTTACCAAAGCCGAAACCAAATCTGACGCGCTCACTGAGATGCTCATCTTTGTGCTCATCACGCTCATCAGCACTTTCCTCCTCCGTCTCGTGTGGAACCGCTCCCTCGTGAAGCACATCACCGTGCTGAAGCCTATCGGTACTCTTTTGGACGCGTTCATTCTCGCCCTTTCCCTCCAGGTTGTCCGTGGTATTTAAACCTCTTTGTACCCGACAGTCGTCTCACCGTTGGGATGCTTTAGGGTAGGGAAGGCTTTCACGCCTTTGCACTCCTCCTTGTCACAGTCGACAAAGGTGTGTTCCTTACCATTCTTTTTCATATAGTCCAACTGCTTTCGAGTCCAGCCACAACCCATGGTCCCGAAAACAGTCCACTTCCCACCTTCCTCCTTGGGGGCTTTCTTACCGGTTTGGAGGAGAATCATGATATCG